CATCTAAGGAAACTGCTCCGGTTAAAACTCCTCCAAAAGTAAAACCAGGAACAAAACCAAATACTCCAGATACTCCTTACAAACCTAAACCGGGGGTTAAACCAGCTCCTAAGGCAGAAAAGAATGAAATGGTTGAAAATGAAACTGCTCCGGTTAAAACTCCTCCAAAAGTAAAACCAGGAACAAAACCAAATACCCCAGACACTCCTTACAAACCTAAACCGGGAACTAAACCGGCACCTAAAGCTAAAAAGAATAATATGCCAAATTGGTTAACATATTCTTCAATAGGGTTAAATCTTAATTAATATGAGTTTAAATATAGATATGGAAAAAAAAATTAAAGAAAGTCAAGGACTTAAACGTACATTAGTAAACGAAAGTTTAACAAAAAAAGAAAGAAATATTATTAACTCAGTTAAAAAAATGATTTCTGAAGCTCCTATTGACTATGAAGGACCTGAAAGAATGGACCCAAATATCGAAAACACAATTACAAAAAAAGAAACCCCATTTCATGGAAACCCGGCTGTACCTAAAGAAAATCGTGATTTTCTTGAAGTTGTTTCTTCTAAAAGATTTAAAGATTCCGTAGAAAAAGTAAGACGTTATTTAGGAGATACTACTATTTTACAAGGAAGAAATCCAGTTAATGATTTAATGCAAATGGCGATGGGTGGTCTTCAAAAAATTATGTCCATAGAATCTAGACATAAAGAATATCTTGAAAAATTAGCAGTTGAATTAGTTAAAAAAGAATTAGGTATTCCAAAAGGAAGTCTTCAATTTGATGCTAAATTAATACATGGAGGAATGTCAGCCGCTGAAGGTATGAGAGAAAAACCTGAAGAGCCGGATGAAGAAGAAATTGAAGATGCATTTAAAAATGCTGAAGAAAATCCAAATAAATTAAAAGATTTTGCGGATGAATTTGAAAAGTTTAATTTAGAAAAAGCAAAACGAAGATTTATTAATTCTTTAATTCAAGGAGCCGCTTTTAAAGGTGGTCATATGTATGTTTTAATGTCAGATAAAATAAATCAACTAAACCCAGAATTAATGAACCTTTATGGTGTTACCCAATCATTAATGGAACACTTATATTGGATTTATCCGGATATGGAATCAATGGCAGCGTCAGGTGGAGGTCAAATGGGACAATCTGAAATTGACGACGAAACCGACCCCCCAACAGTAATTGCAAGAGCCGGAACTTTTCCATTATTAGTACATGAACTTGTTAAAGGTGTTTATGAAGTATTTGGTACACATGGTTTACCTGATGACCCTAAACAATCTGAAATGGTTCAAGGGGCTGAAGATACTTTACCTGCAGAAATTTGGGATTCTAGATTAGGTCCAATATTTTGGGAAAAATTGCAAGACACATATCCTGACGAACTTTTTGAAGAAGACACTAAATTTATTCAACATTATTTATTTGTTCGTTTTTCAAAAATTTCAGCGAAAGATTTTTTAAAATTAGCAAACTCAATTTTAAAAGGAGATAGTGCTGGTAAACAAGCCATCCAAAGAATGGTAAATGAAATTATTGCAGATTTAAAAAAACAAGATTTAGAACAAGCATTAGGGTCTAGTAACGATGACAATGACGATGACGTTGATGATGTTGACTTATCTTCATTAGGGCTGTAGTATATTACTACAAATTATGTCTAATTTATCTAAAGAACAAGTTATTATGGAATACATACGATGTATGAGGGACACCCCTTATGCGTTAAAAACGTATTTACAGACTTACGACAATACAGTTTCAAAATACGTTCCATTAGAGTTATTTCCAGACCAAATATCGTTATTAACAGATTATGAAAATTTTAACGAAAACATTGCTTTAAAATACAGACAAGCCGGAGTATCTACAGTTACTGCCGCCTGGGCTTCAAAAATAATTTCATTTGCTAAAAAAGAAAAACCTGAAAAAGTTCTTATAATTGCTAACAAACTTGATACTTCTCAAGAAATGGCAAACAAAATTAGAGCGTTTGTAGGACAGTGGCCACAATGGGTTGGGATTGATTTTGCAAAAGAAAAAGATTCTCAAAAACATTTTAAATTAACTAACGGATGTGAAGTTAAAGCGGTTGCAACATCAAAAGATGCGTTACGTGGATTTACTCCAACAATTCTTATTTTTGACGAGGCCGCCTTTATTGAAGCGGATAATGATTTTTGGGCCGCTTGTATGGCATCACTTTCTACCGGTGGTAAAGTTATTGTGGTTTCAACACCTAATGGTTATGATGCAATTTATTATGAAATTTATGACCAAGCATTAAGAAATATGAATGATTTTAAAATTTCTGAAATGTTTTGGTTTCGTGACCCTAGATACACTAAAGATTTATATTTGGTTAAAACAAACGATATTATTCATTATTTGTTAAATAAAGAAGAATATCCCACAGATAATATTATTAGTTGGGAAAACATTCCTTTTTTAAAAAGAAATTATATCGATTTAAAAACTATAATGGACAGCGGTTATAAACCATCATCTTCTTGGTTTGAAGGTATGGTTAAAAAGCTTAAATACGATAAAAGAAAAGTATCACAAGAATTAGAATGTAATTTTCTTGGGTCCGGAGATAATGTATTTGATTCTACCTTATTATTAAAAATTAGAGAAAATTATATTAGAGAACCTCAAAACAAAATGATGGGGAACGCTCTTTGGATATGGAAAGAACCTGTTATTGGTAATAAATACGTAATGGGTGTTGACGTAAGCAGAGGGGATAGTGAAGATTTTAGTTCGTTTCAAATTATTGATTTTGATACAAGAGAACAAGTTGCTGAATACGTTGGGAAACTTCCTCCAGACACAATGGCCGAAGTTTGTTATAAATGGGCCAATATGTATTCTTGTTTTGTTGTAATAGATATTACTGGGGGAATGGGAGTTTCAACAGCTAGAAAAATGCAAGAACTTGGTTATAAAAATTTATATGTTGATGGTATTGATGTTAATAATAAATGGAAATACGACTCTAAAGTAGGAGAAAAAATTCCAGGAATAAATTTTAATAATAAACGAGTTCAAATTATTGCGGCATTTGAAGAATCAATGAGACATGAATTTAAAATTTATAGTTCTCGTTTATTCAATGAAATGAATACGTTTATTTATATTAGTGGTAGACCTGACCATCAAAAAGGACACCATGACGATTTAATTATGTCTATTTCAATGGCTTGTTATGTTGCCGAATCGTCATTTTCAAATTTAACAAAAGTTACTGAACACACAAAAGCTATGTTAGAGTCTTGGTCTGTTAGTAATAATGATTTTCAAACTAATTTATTGTCTTTTAATCCGGTCATTCCAAATTTACAAGAAAAAATTAACCAAACTAATTCACAAAATGTTTCTAAAGAGGATTATATGAAATATGGTTGGCTATTTGGTAAAAGGTAATATTTATTGTTATGGGATTAACGGCAAGAAAAAAATCTGGTAAAAAAATAGGGGGTAGTAAATTAATTGTTCCAGGACAAAACGTACAAACGTTTAATGTTAGTGGTAATGTAAATGGACAAGGAGCGGGTCAAAATAATGTAAGCCCAAAAAAATAAAAATAACTGAATAAGTTAAACTATTTAATTAATAATATTAAAGGTTAAATTTTAAGGGATGGAAAATAACGATAAAAATAAAATGACAGTTTGGCAAAGGTTACAAAATGCTTTTGGACCAAACGCTTTACTAAACCAAGACTACCCAACTTATAAATTTGATAAAAAAGAACTTCTTAAAACTAATTCAAAAGAAGAATACGAAAAAGAAAAATTACAAGCCCAACAAACTTTCTATTTGTCTAATCAATGGACTAAAATTGAAAGTAATCTTTATACTCAGGCCGTTTATTATGAACCAACCCGTTTAGCGTCATTTTATGATTACGAATCTATGGAATACACCCCCGAAATTTCTGCGGCGTTAGACATTTATGGTGAAGAATCAACAACAGTTGACCAAAACGGATATATGTTACAAATCTATTCCGAATCAAAACGTATTAAATCAATATTAACAGATTTATTTAATAATTCATTAGATATTAACACAAATTTACCAATGTGGACAAGGAACACCTGCAAGTATGGTGATAATTTTGTTTATTTAAAATTAGATTCTACTAAAGGGATTGTCGGATGTATGCAACTTCCAAATATTGAAATTGAACGTTTAGAAAGAGGGTTAGCGGTTAAAGCTCATAATGTTGAAGAACTTCCTGAAAATAAAGGATTGAGATTTAAATGGAAAACTAAAGACATGGAGTTTAATTCTTGGGAAATTGCTCACTTTAGATTATTAGGCGACGATAGAAAATTACCATATGGCACTTCAATGTTAGAAAAAGCCAGACGTATTTGGAAACAATTATTACTTTCAGAAGATGCTATGTTAATATATAGAACATCAAGAGCTCCTGAAAGAAGGGTATTTAAAGTGTTTGTCGGTAATATGGATGATAAAGATGTTGAAGGATATGTTCAACGTGTGGCAAATAAGTTTAAACGAGACCAAGTTGTTGATTCAAAAACCGGAAACGTTGACATGAGATTTAATCAAATGGCAGTTGACCAAGATTATTTTATACCAGTTAGAGACCCCACACAAGCATCTCCAATAGAAACTTTACCAGGAGCAACTAATCTATCTGAAATTGCCGATATTGAGTACATTCAAAAAAAATTAGTTACCGCTCTTAGAGTTCCTAAAGCGTTTTTAGGGTTTGAAGAACCAGTTGGTGGAGGTAAAGATTTAGCGTTAATGGATATTAGATTTGCAAGAACTATTAATAGAATACAAAAATGTATGATTGCGGAAATGAATAAAATCGCAATTATTCATTTATTTTTATTAGGATTTGAAGATGAATTATCAAATTTTACAATAGGTCTTACTAACCCTTCAACACAAGCTGACTTATTAAAGATTGATGCAATGAAAGAAAAAATGTTGCTTTACAAGGACGCTGTAGCCGCTTCCCCGGAAGGAATCTCTCCTGTATCTGCAACTTGGGCTAAAAAACACATTCTTAATTTTTCAGATGAAGAAATTAAATTAGATTTACAACAACAAAGGATTGAAAGAGCAGTTGGAGCTGAATTAATTAATACCGCAACAATCATTACCCATACCGGTGTTTTTGATAATATTGACAAATTATATGGTAATAAAAAACCAGGCAGTCCAGAAGCCGCAACTTCAACACCACCTCCAGGACCTGAAGGTGGAGCACCTGAAGGAGGAGGAGGACTTGAAGGAGAAATGCCACCACCACCCCCTGGACCACCTCCTGGAGGACCGGCAGGAGTAACTCCTGAATCATTCCAAAAAGATAATTTAAAAATTTTACTTGAAAGTGAAAACTTAACTGATGACGATTCATTTATTGATTTGTCAAGAGGTAAAAATCAACTTGGAGAAATGTCAAATGAATTGAACAGAATCTTAGGTGAATAA